CAATGGTGGTTTAGTTCATGTTGAGGCAGGATCAAGAGTAACAATTGATAGTAACACAGTAACTACATGTCACCAATATACTAATACTGATTCCGGTATTGTATTTGATGGGGGTGGAGTTGTAACTCCGGTTTAATATGATTGATTTATATATAATGGAAGTAACTGATAATTTTGGTCTAAGCCGAATTTCTATTAATGATAACTTTGAAGCACTTGAAAATTATGTTTCTATGATAATTGATGGCCTACAATGGCAGGAATCAGTTATTTCTATTGAAGAATTAGCTAATGCTATTCCTTCTACAGGAAATAGATATATTGCTTCACAAGATGATACAAGTACTAGTCACACTTGGATAAAAAACAATATATATGAATGGTCAGTACCATTGGATAATTGGATTGAAATTACAGCAGAACAATCAATGATTACATTCATAGAAGATGTTAAGTCTATCGTAATATTCTTTTCCGGAACATGGACAGTTCTTTCTTTCTTATTTCAACACAATCAGACAAGTGGATTACAAGGAGGTATATTGAATGAAGAATATCATTCCACTGCTACTGAATTTAATTTGTTGACTAATAATGGTGATGCTCAGATTATCCATTTCCATGATACTGAATCAGCATTAACTGAAATTGAAGATGATTCAACTGGAGAAAAACAAGAATGGAAACTCATTGATGGTTATATATATAAGTGCATCGGTACTGATAATTGGGTAAGAAGTCCAGTGGAAACAGTATTCTATTCAGACTCTACTAGTAATTTTGAAATCACCACTACTGGAGCTGATTTAATTAGTATTTCATATCTTGATGCAATTGATTTAAAAATTGAATGGGGTGATGGGAATATTGAATACTTTACGGGTGATGGGACTGCTATTCATACTTATACTTCAGGTCCTGGAGTTTATACTTTAATAATGCAGGTGGAGTGTTCTAATTTTAGATTCTTAACTAATCCAGAAAAGTTGACTGCAATATTAAGTCCAATAAACGGTATATCAGGAATAACTAATTTTAGTGAAACATTCTCCGGTTGCACTAATCTATCAGGATCCATTCCACCTAATTTATTTAGATATCAGCCCCAGGTTTCAGATTATGGATTTTATCGAACATTCTATGGTTGTACTAATTTAGCAGGATTCATTCCTACAGATCTATTCAAGTATAATACGTTAGTTTCAATTAGTGGATTTCGTGATACATTCGCCAATTGTAATAGCTTGACAGGATCTATTCCCGCCGATATATTCAGATATAATACGTTAGTTTCAACTTATGGATTTTATCGAACATTCTATGGTTGTGCTAATTTAACAGGATCTATTCCTACTAATATGTTCAAGTATAATCCGTCAGTTTCAAGTCAGGGATTCCATTCAATATTCAGCGGATGTACTAATCTATCAGGATCCATTCCTACAGATTTATTTAAATACAATACATTAATTACAACTTCTGGATTTCATTCAACATTTTTTAATTGTAGTAGCTTAACAGGATCTATACCAGCTAACTTATTCAGATATAACCCATTAGTTTCATCTACGGGATTTTACCGAACATTTTATGGGTGTGCCAGTTTAACAGGCTCTATCCCAACCGATTTATTCAGGTATAATATCTTAGTTTCATCCAATGGTTTTTATTCAACATTTAATGGATGTACTAATTTAACAGAAGCACCTTCTGAATTATTTAAATATAATTCTATTGCAACATCATTTAAATTCACATTCAAAAATTGCACCAATCTAGTTATTCCTTCTGATCTGTTTTATGATACACTCGGTTCTGCTATTGATAGAACAAATAGATTTAGCGGACAGACTATTAGCTTTGAAGGCTTCTTTGATATAGATTCAGTGGTATGGGCTGGTGCATCTACTGGTACTGCTCCTGACTTATGGGATGCTGATGGAACATTAACTGGTACAGATGCGTTTACAGGACATAGTGATTCAAGCTTAACAAATTGGAAAGATGTACCTAACCTGTGGGGCGGTCCTCTTTGGGCACATAGTATAGATATCACAATACCACAAGAAAGAGTTGATGGTACTTTGACAGATTTCCCTGTTCTAATTCATTTAAGTAGTTCTTCGGGTATATATAGTAATGATGTAACTGATATATTTAGTGAACTCGGAATAAATGATAAGAAGATTAAAATTGAAGATGATAGTGGTAATCAATTACCTATTGAAATAGAAAGTTGGGATTCAGGAACAAACGAAGCATTCTTATGGGTTAAGGTTCCAACAATATCAGATAGTGCAGATACAGATCTAACACTTTATTATGATGCACTTGAAGTAGATAACATAACTTATGTTGGTGATGTTGGGAGTGTAGTTGGACAGGGTGTTTGGAATTCTAGCTATAAGGGTGTTTGGCATATTTCTGAGGGCGGAACTGGAACAAGATATGACTCTACTTCCAATACAAATAACGCAACTCCTAGCGGTTATGATGGTGATGAAGCTATAGAAGGCAAAATAGATGGGGCTGATGATTTAGATGGCACCGACGATTGGATGGTTTCAGATAACAATATTGGAATCTCAGGATCGCAAAATAGAACCATAACGTTTTGGGTCAAAACAAGTCAGCAGATAAATCAAATCCCTGTAGGCATGGGCACAGCTTCTTCAGTAGGTGAATATGATTTAGCCTTTAGGAGCGGCGCTGATTCAATAATTTTAGCTTTGAATGGGGGTAATAGAATATGGAATGCCGTCTATGATGATGGTGTATGGGTTCATTGGGCGTTGGTACAGAATGGAACTAACTCTTCTGATTGCATACTGTATAAAAATGCAACGGCTCAAGGGATTGCTAGCACTAATGACCAAACAATAAATACTACTAATGCACCTATTTATATTGGGAAAAGTATCACACTGGCAGGGCAAGAATTAACTGGTGGAATAGATGAGGTAAGAATATTTAATGAGGCAAAGTCAGTAGCAGAAGTTAAAGCCGATTATTATTCAGGAGATGATAATTTTGTAATCTTTGATGCTGGAGATTCAAGTTCAAGTTCAAGTTAGGAACACCGATAAAAATATCTCCTAATAATTTGTATAATAAACAAACCAATTTAAGATAGGAATAAATCATGGCGGTATATATTGAAATTCAAAAAACAGATAGGGTTGGTCCAAGCCGTGTAACTATCAATAATAACTTTCAAGCATTAGAAACTTTAATTAATGAAAAGATTAGTGGGTTGGATTGGCAAGAATCTGTTTTAACATTTACTGATGAATTATCTGCTATTGAATCTTCTGGTAACCGATATATCGCCGATTCGAATGGAACTTCTTGGGTCAAAGATAATATTTATGAATGGGGATTACCAGAAGGTCCAAGTTCCAGTGTTTCTTATGAGTGGTTAGAAACTGTTGTAGACAGCGGAACAGCATGTCGAGTAGAAGATGTTAATGAACTCTATTTATTCAATGGTGTAGACTGGATTCTATTAACATCCGCATTAGTACATAATGACCTTTCTGGCATCCAAGGCGGTAATGCAACAGAACGATATCACTTAACTTCAAGTCAACATACTATTTTAACAAGTAATGGTGATGCCCAACCATTACATTATCATGACTTAGAAGTATCAGCACCAAGCAATCATGGTTCTACTGGTATAAAAGGACAATGGGCAAAGGATGATAACTATTACTACTATTGCGTAGATACTGATATATGGGTTCGACACCCAGTAGAAACAGTATTCCCTGATCCAGAATCTAGTAGTAGCAGTTCATCACTATAATGAAAATTTTCTGATTAACAAGCCGAACAAATTAAAAAGCACATATCGGAGGAACGTTTAGAAATGGCAAAACAAATAATTAACCTAAAAGATAATTACCACCCGGTGCTTAGAGACAAACTTTCTACTGAATCTAAAACCCCGCGAGGTATAGTTGGAATCTTTGATAAGCTCCCTAATGGAAACTTAAAACTTATTGAAAGACAGAACTTAATTGTCTTCCAAGGTAGAGAGTGGTTATTGCAAAGAGCCTTCGGTCCTGAACTACAAGGATACACTGAACTAGCAGATCGATATATTAAATGGTTTGGGTTGGGTACTGGTGGAGGTGAACCTGGTAATCCTCTTCAAGCTGGTTCTACTAATGCTTGGGATACTGACTTGGTTGACTCACTACGAATTAACACATTAGGTGTTTTACCTGATTACGCCCCTAGAGATGTTGGTGGTTCCCAAGTTCCTGGTTACTACAAACAATTTTCTAGTGTCGTACGGAAAGAGGATCCTGCCAATGCTTATGTAGTAGATAGTTCTACATTCTATCCTGAATTGATTGCTGAAATTAGAATTGAAATTGCAAGCGAGGATGGTAATGGTACAGATGGAACTGGTTATGCTGACTTAAATGAAGCTGGACTTTTTATAGATAACCCAGACGTTTATTCACCTAGCAGTTCAAGTAGTTCTATACAGCCACTAAATGTTTATGAAATTATCAAACTTAGTGCATTCACTGATGAAACAAAATACGTATTCGAATCGGGAACGGATATCACTGATGTTCTTTCCGGAGATCGTTTGACTGTTTCAAATTCAACAAACGCAGGTAATAATATTGTAGCAGCACTGATAACTGATGTCGGTTATGAATCAGGCGGATGTTTAGCTTTTGTAACTGTGGATAATACAACTGGCGTAAACGAAGCTATTGACTCTCCGGCGACAGCTTCAATTGAAACTAGAGAATCTGTAGGAGACATTGCTATGTTTTCTAGAGTTACATTTAGTACGATTAGGAAGACTGTAGACCGAGAGATTGTATTTCTTTGGAAAATTTACTTCTAAAAGAGATGAACAAATAAAAAATCATTTAAAGTAAGAGAGGGAAAGCTATGCCACAAAACATTTCACCAGGTGTATATACCAAGATAATTGATCTGAGTCAATTCCTACAAGACATTCCAGGTACATTCGGATTTTGCCCGGTCCTAACAAAGCGTGGTCCCGATAACCAATTATTCTTTATTGGTAATGGACGGGATTATCGCAATCTGTTTGGTACACCGGATATCGCAGTTATGGGTAAGCATTACGGACAAGGACCGTATGTAGTTGAAAATCATCTATCTATCGCTACATCATGTTATGTCACACGTGCTCTTCCAGATGACGCTACTTATTCTAATCTGTATCTAGCAATGCAGCTAGTAGATCCTAATTATGGTTCTAGCTCAAGTGCTGGTGGCGGAGGTTTGTCTGCTGAACCATCCCATACTGAAATAGTAGGAATTAGTTTTGGTGGTGATTCAAACACAATGAATACAGTAGCTGAACTAGATACTATGCTTGCAGAAGACGTAATCACTGATTGGGTTTCTGTAGCTAAGACCGGCGGTACTGGTCTCGGTGATGGATTCTTATGTTATTTCCGTCCAGTTGGTCGTGGTGATAGCTATGATGATTTCGCAATTTCAATTGAAAAACATGTAAATCCTCAACTTCCAGGTGTATATGTTCTGGGAATTTATGAGACACAAACTGATGGCGATATCGTTTTGAAAGAATCTTATGAAGTATCATTTGATCCTCTAGCTAAAGATGATGCAGGGGAATCTCTATTTATTGAAGATGTAGTAAATAGATTTTCACAAGATATTCGTTGCAAAGTAAATCCACAAGCTCTAGAAGTTTTGGATGAACAACGGGCTGAGTTTCATAAGAACGAAGAAGAAGATACTTATCCTGATAACCCTTACTATATTGATGATCCTACGGATCCTGATTATGGTGTATTGGGTTACAAGGAATGGATCAAAGACGAAACTAGTGCTGCATTGGTTATAGCTGAAGATGATCTTAACAGCGCACTTGATGATCTGGCAACAGCTCGTCAAATGCCACAAACTTCATCATCAGAAGTTATTCTTCGCAACGCTGCAATAACAGCAGCAACAGCAGCAACAGCAACAGCAAGAACTAATTTAGCTGCTGCTAAAGTTAGTCATGAAGATGCACTTCTTCTAGATATCCTAACAACACCAGATTCAGATACTAGTACTGATAGTATTGATCCAATTCATTTGGATTATGGTTCTGATGGATCTTTGTTTACATTGGATTATAGAACAGGTAAACAAATTCTTGATACAACTACTGCTGATATGGTATTAGCACAAGCATATGTAGGTTTACTAATTAATCCTGAAACAGGTGAAGAAGAGGATAAAATCCTTGACACTGATGATATTTGGATTGATTTGGTATATGATCCAGGTTATCCTCTAAATGTTAAATTCTCTGCTGAGAATATCTCTTCTGTTTTACGAAGAGATTGTATAACAATTACGGATAATGGAGATAACAATAACTTCCGTCAAGCTGAACAAGCTAATGACATTCATCCATTAAATTCGAGATATATTTCTCGTTATGAAGGTTACTCAACAATCTTCGATGTATGGACAGGAAAAGAAATTGCTGTTTCTCCAGTATATCATATGTCAAAAATTATTCCTTTAGTTGATAAAGAATATGAACTATGGTATGCACCTGCTGGTTTTAATAGAGCTACAATTTCTGACATCAAGACTCTTCGTTGGAGTCCTAAGCTTGGTGAAAGAGATCAGCTTTACTTAATGCAGTTGAATCCAATTGTAAAATTCAATGTTGGATACACAGTTTGGGGTCAATTAACAACTCAAAAGAGACCTTCAGCTCTGCAAGATCTGAACGTTATGCGTTTAGTTCTTTATATTAAGAGAGCTCTGGAACAGTATCTGAAGTTCTTTATCTTTGAGTTCAACGATGCAGAAACTCATAAACAAATTGAAGCAGGAATCATTCCTTTCTTAGAAACTATTCGAAGAAAGAGAGGATTGAAATCCTACGACGTAGAAGTCGGCGCAACTGATTATGAATTCAAACAAAAGATTGCTCATGTAAATATCATTCTTCAACCTAATAAGGTTATTGAACGTATTGAGCTAAATCTGTATGTCATATAAGAATGAAAATAAATATGAGGGAGGGGTGAAATACCCCCTCTCTCTTTAACTTTACAAAAAGATTTATCGTAAGGAGATAATCATGCATAACTCGTTCAATGTAGTACGTGAAAATCAGTTTGATAGAAATTTCGGTGGCACCACAATTGGTGTAGCTGATCCGTATATCAGCGGATATCATTTCATTAACTTTGCTCACATTCCAGCATCTTTAGAAGATTTTGTTAGTAAGGGTGATGGTGAAAACCATGGTGTTAATGGAAAGACAGATATTATTCAAACATTAAATGCTTCTTGTTTATCAGTTACACCTCCGGGCGGAACTCTAAATAAGGCAGAATTTACTGGTCTGGGCGGAACTAAGTTCGCAGTACCAACTAATGTTGATTACGGAAACACACTAACAATCAAGTTCTTAGAATATAGTACTTTACCTATTCTGGGAATTATTGGTGGTTGGGTAAGAATGATTCGTGATTACAGAACTGGTACATCACATCTGTCTGGTACAGGCGAAGCAAATGAATATTCAAAGAGAAATTATGCTGGTACTGTTCTCTATTGGACAACAAAACCAGATGGTAAAAATGTAGAATTCTCAGCATGTTACACAGGTGTTTTCCCTACTAAGGATCCAATGGATCTTTATACTGGTGACCTAACAGCTGTTGATAAACTAGAACCAGATATTGAATTTAATGTTGACTGGATTTGGCATGAGAATTGGGTACATGACGCATGTCAAGATCTAGCCAATACCATTCATACTTCAAATAATAATGATGCCTATCGAGATGGTGATGGTAGTGGGGAAAACGAAAACGGTGTATAAGTAGAAAATTAAGACCCTCCCAGTAAGAAATTACTGGGAGGGTTTTTGAATAAATTAAAGGAATCAATATAACGCAAAACAAATCATTTAACTAAAACCTAAGGAGATTAGTTATGGATCGCGCAGGAATAGAAGTTATCCCAAATTATGAAATTAAATATCCCGAATACACAGTTATAACACCTCATACAAATAATGAGTATACTATTCGGAGTTTGAAAATTGGCGAAGAAGAAACTCTACGTTCGAGTTTACTAACACCAGGAACTTTAACTGAACATCTCAATAAAATTGTTTTTGGATGTCTCATTAAAAAACCTGAACACATAAAAACGTTAGATGATTTTCTAGATAATAATAGTGTATCCGATAGAGAAGCTCTATTATATGGTCTTTATCATATAACATATAAAGACGATCATGCATATGATGTAACATGTATGAAATGTGACCATAATAATTCAGTTAAGATTGATTTTGGATCGTCCTTCTCAATGGTAGCATGGAATCAACCAGAACCCATGTTAGATAAAGAAGTAATGGTTCAATTAAAAATGGCTGAGGCTGTTACTGCTGTTTTGAAGCAACCTTCTCTTCGAGCTGAACAAGACTTAATGAGTAATATGAAATTCGTAAAAGATGAAGAACGCGAAAAACAAATGACTTTATTACCTATCGCTAGATTTGAAATTGACCTAGGTAAAAATATAAAAGATGAAGGTAAAGATAAAATTAAAGATCGTAATAACATCAAAAAGATGTATAACGATTTCCCTGCTCAGGATAGAGAATTGATTGATACAGCATTTGAAGAGAACTTTGGAAAGTATGGTGTATCTATTAAGACAATAGTGATATGTGAAAAATGTCAATTTAAAAATGAAACGGAAATTGATCTCGTAAGACAGTTCTTTCGATCAGTCTACGGATGAAGTACTAGTCGATAAGTATGTTTCTAATCTTGAAGAAAATGTTTTTCTTGCAATGGAACTTGGTAATCAACAATATAATTCAATAATGGAGATGCCAGTTAAGAGGCTAGAGAAATACCTCGAATGGAAAATTAAATTTGATGAGGAACTAGCAAAAGCCAAAGCGGAAAAACTAGAAC